GGGAAAATGGTGTTTGGAATAATGGTTATAGATCCCTTAGCCCGGAAGATGGGTGGAACAAAGACTCCACTAAAATTGATGATGTAGTGCAGGCATTTAGTGTCAATGTAAAAGAAACTTATAAAATTGCGGATAGAACTTGGAGAGTAACACTCGATGTTGCTAACAATGGAATTTTATCTCTAAATAAAAACAAAAAAGTTTCGGTTGGAAATATAGTCGGTATAAGCATAAATAATACCAGGGTTTTCTTTAGAGATCTAATAGATATAATTAGCATTGATAGTCAAAATAATAAATTAGTTCTGAAAATAATCAGCAATTTTGAATTGAGAGAAATTGTTAAAGATTCTTCATCACATCTGATACTTATAACTCAGAATATCTGGTTAAATGGTGTTTTCTTGAATGGATTATTTAGAGGAGTTTGGAATAATGGTGTTTTCAAAGGATTCCCAAAGACAACAGAGATGGATCAGACCCATTGGGTTGATGGTGTTTTTGATGGTGGTCACTTTATTTCCGAAGAATTTTATGACGATGAGAACAGAGTATTCTATAATACTGGTTTGATACAAAATATGACATTCAATGCTAATAACGCGGGTGATATAGGGAAGTTTAGTTATCAATCTTGGTTAGAAACAGCATATTCCACACAATCATTTGTAAATGTAAATCTTGATAGCACTGATTACTATGCGGATTTTATTTCTGGTATATCAGATGCTATAAAATATACTACTAATTTGAGGGGATATCCACTTATTGATGTATTATCTAGTGTTTCATATTTTAGAGAGAAATCAACATCTAAAATACAAAAATATAATTTTGAATTATCATCAGATGATATAAATATAATTATTAAGAAAAATTTATATTGGATGTATAAACGTGATACATCATTAATTAAATTAAATTTAGATATATCTGAATTAGATACATATAATTTAGAAGATTTAAATAAAATAAAAAAGAAATATTTTGATTATATAAATAACAATATTAATGAACAAAAAAGACAATTATTTATTTTAAATTCAAGACAAACAAAAAAGTATAATAAATTAAAAGAATTATCTGAACACTTACAAACAAATTTATTACCATTTAATGAATTATTAGATATATTTATATCAAAATTAGAAAAATATATTAACGAAAATCAAACTATTTATAAAGAAAATTATTATTTACGAAAATCTATATTTATTATTAACCATGATAATGCTGGTTATCCAATAACACCATATACTATGGATAAAATTACAATTAAATATAATGATACTGTAACAAAAAAAGATGTTATTATTTATAAAGAAAAATCAGCAGAACGATATTATGATATATATTCATTAGCATATTTAGGATACAAAACTCAATCAACTGAATTTGTAGAAGTTAAAAATCATCAGTATTTAATTATTAAATATTCATTAATAGATAAAATTAAATATATGGGACTTTATAGTAAATATATTAATATTGTACCTGTTGAAAAAAATATTAAATATCAACATCAATATAGAGGTGATATTATATCGAATGATATTGAATTAGTTAATAATATATTAATAAATAAAATTAATCATGATAAATTACTTATTGAAAAATTTCAAAGAATTATATATTTAATTCGTAATAAAAAAATAAAACAAGAAGAATCTACATCTAATTTAAATCAATTTACGAATGAACAAAAATTAATTAATGATTTTATACCAAGATTAAGTAATTTAAAAATATTAAATAACGATTTTATATTATTTTTACAAAATTGGAAAAAAGTATGTACAGGTTATTCAATTAAACCAATAAAAGAAATTAAGATAGTAAATAATTTTATTGATTCAGATGTAATTATAAATAACAATAATTATAATATTTTAATACGATATTTATTAGTTCAATTAATTAATTTAATTGATATGAATTCAGATAAAACAAATATTAATTTATGTAGTCTAATTGCAATGATATTTGATTTAATGTGGACTGAATATGAAATTACAAATAATTATGAAATTAACAAATTTTTATTAATATTATATACTGGCGTTGTTGAGTATGACATTAATTTATCAAGTGGTGATGAAGCTACAATAGAAAAAATTACTCCTGAAGAAAAAGAAAAATTACCAGATGCTGAAAAAGAAAAAATTGCAGATGCAGAAGAAGATTTTAAAGAAGAACAAGATGCAATTGATGCAGAACCAACAGATCAAGAAGATTTAGATATGGGCGAACAAGATATTATAAACTATGATAGAGATGAATTATAATTATATATAAAGTTATGAATATTATATATAATTATTTAAAATGTCAGACAAACAAGATTATTTGTACGAAGATCCTATTATTAGTAATCAAAAATTTGTATGTATTAGTGTATTAACTCCTAAAAACTTTAAAGAAGAAACTACGATGAGTACACTAAAAGTTCGTGGATCATATGAAACATATGAAGAAGCTAAAAAACGTGCAGATTTTTTGAGAAATATTGATTCAAACATTAATGTATATGTAGGTGAAGTAGGCAAATGGTTACCATTTGAAGATAATCCAGAAAATGCAAAAGATCATGAATATCAAAATGAACAATTAAATAAAATGATGAAAGGATATGTAGAAAATCAAGAAAAAGCTAAAGAATTTCATGAACAACGAAAAAATGAAATGATAATGAAAACATTAAAAGAGAATGAAGAAAAGCTAAAGAGACGCAAAGATCGTGATGAACGAAGAGCAAAAGGTGAAATTGTTGATGATGATGCAGAAGAAAAATTAGCTACAGGAATAGATAATACAGTTGAATCAAATATAATTACTGAAACTGTTGATAAAAAGAAAGAATTAGAAACGAAAGAAAAAAATATTAAAGAAAAAGAAGAAGAAATAAAAATAGATAAAGAAACTTTACAAAAAACCCAAGAAGAGTATAACAAATATCAACAGAAAAATGAAAAAATTAAAAAAGAATTAGAAGAAGCTAAAAAAGTATATGAGCAAATGTTAGCAGCGGGAGTTAAATAAAAATTATATGTTTTATAATATTATAGTATTATAAAACATGATTAGTTATATGTTATTAATTATTGGAGTTATTTTAATAACTATGGGATATACTCGTATGTATTACAGCAAAGATAATTCTAAAGTAATTTATCGTTATATACCACGTACATTTCAAGAAGATCAAGATAATCCTCCACCATTAAGTGATCTATTTGGGAATATGTTTGAAAGTGCTGAACCATGGACAGGTGATTTTTACGATGAAAAAGTCAGAGCATTAAGAACACAATAAATTAATTACACAAATTTTTAAGAAAATCTTTATGTATATCATGGTGCCCAGGTTTACATGTTTTTGTTTCATTGGGTCCATCATTAATACCCTCATACATAAAAGAGTTATAATGTAAGATATTATCAGATAAATTTTCTTTAATATATTTCATTTCATTATCATATAACGTTTTTTCATGCAAATTTCTTGGTTCAGATGTTAAGTCAATACCTTCATCTTTTTGCCAATCAAAAACCATTCCATCTTGTTTCATCCACATAAAACGAAATTTAATTGATTTTAATCTTTCTTTTGGTAAATCACGTAATAGTTGAACGTTTAATGGACTAGAAGGTACTGCTAGAAATAATCCTGTATATACTTCTTTACTTTTGTCCATAATATGTATTGCAATACCAGCACCTGCAGATTTACCTAAAATATGAACATTATTTAAATCTATTGCACGTATTATTTTATCAATAATATAACTGATATCTTCTTGAAAAGATATTTCATCTTTATTTTTAAATGCAATCCATTCATAATTTTCTTCTTTGTTTTTAAGATTAAATGTTTTTGGTTTATTAATACCATCATTATATGTTAATTTACTATCTTCATCCATAGAAGATGCTTTCATTTTTGCATCTCTGCATGGAAAACAAGCATTATGTATTGGTTTAATATTACCCAATGAGATAATATATACTGCTTGATAACATTTTTCTAAATCTACTAAATTATTCATTATAATTCTAGTTGTATTACAAAATGATCCTAAAGACACTCCTGCCCATGCAACTAAATTTGGTAATTCTTTATTTTCATTTAATTTTTTTGTTATAAATATAAATGGATCTTTATATTTTTTTTCATATTGTTTACTATTTAATTTAACATAACAAATTTCCCAATTTGTAAAGTCTAATCTATGATCAACTTTCGCATCAATCAAAGTCTGATTACATTCATCTATAAATTGTAATCTTTTGTCACCTGGTAATTGCTCTGTTTCTGTTTCCATACTATATTTTATAAATATAATATATACTATATATATTATATTTTTCAATTTTATATTATATAAAATTGAAAAATATATTACTTATCATGCTAATAAATAAAGAATAAATATACAAAACTATCAATTATTACTAGATTCTATATGGATGACATTCCATATAATATTCCAATGATTGATATAATTAAATATAACTTATGTCCTGCATGTAGACCTGATGAATTTGAAGATTATAATATTATTCATACACCTGAATATCAAAATAGATCTATCAATAATTGTCTATGTGGACGATATGCAAATCATACAAGTATATCACATGGTTGTACACATTGTACCTGTATGGATTTATTTTCAAAAATGGTATATTTTTCAATTGAAAAATATAAAATTAAAGAAAAATTAGAAAATGATCGTAATTTAGATATTTTACATCTAATTAAATTACGTAATATTTTATAATATACAGCTTGTATATTATAAATTAATTTTTTTTACAACCTTCACGAATTTTTGATTTAGGATTAATATTATTTTTTATACATTCAGATATAAAAAATTTTTCTGCTTCATCTTTTGTATTAAATCTAGTTTTGTGTCTTCTATAACATACAGTCCATCTATTTTCATTCTTATATACACCAATATATTTGGATTGATTTTTATCATATTTCTTTGGAAGAAATGTGCCTGTTGGTGACCTAGATTGAGGTCTATTAGACACTTGTTTTATATTATCAAATGTAACTAAATTTTCATCTAAAATATCATCAGAATTATCTAATATATTTGTAATTAAATCTAATGAATTATTCAAATGTTCTTTAGATTCAATCTCTTTAGCTGCTTTAAGCAACATATCAATATTTGTCATTTTAATTAAATTATTTATATATACAATAAATAGTTTAATTTTCAATTTTTAATGAGTTTTTATTTTGTTCACAACAATATTTATTTTATTGTGACATAAATCATTTATATCAAAAATATTTTTTTTCTTATCATCTTCTTTTTGATAATTTTCTAGATGAAATTTTATAAATCTAGAACTGCCTATTGGAAAATTAATTTTTACTTTAGCTTTATACCAAAAAATTCTTTCATTTAAATCTCGAGTATTACTACTATTATCTATTATCATTGTTCCATAATCATCAGTTATTTGCATAAATAAATTTTCAAATATCGAATATTTGGGAAATATCCCCGCATAGTGCTCATATAATTTTCTTCGATTCGAAAAATTATCATCAGCTAATAATGCTATAAAATTAAATTGTGAACGTAATTCAGGTGGTATTGCCATTGAATATTGTAAAACAAGACAAAATGTTATGCTCATATGTCTCCCCTCGCATAATATACTAATAAAATTTGGGTCATGTAACCATTCTTGTTTTTTTGATTGAACATCGTCCATGATGAGAAAAACGCGAGGATCAATTAATTCTTTATTTTGTTCTTTTCTTTTTATATTTTTTTTCATAATACGAGTTTGTCTATCAATTAGATTAGCAATTATTTCAGGTTTATATTCATGATGTATAAATGAACTCGGAAAAATAGTATCATAAAATTGAGTGATACGATCAGTAGGAGCGACGATAACACCACATGGAATGTCATTGATTACACTAAGCATATCTCTTACTACCCAACTCTTACCACTTCCAGATTTTGCAATTATACAAATACGTGGATTTAAAAATTTTCCATCTTTTGCATAACGTAATTTATTCATATCAAACTCTTGTATAGGTACTTTTTTACCATCAACTGATATTTGTTTCATAATATCAGTAAATAGAAAAATTTATTAGAAATTACCTATATCAGTAAAGATTTCTGAATTAGGTTTAATTCCTTCATATGTTATAAAATATAAAGAAGCTACTAAAATAACAAAAACAATAGATGTTCTTCGATTTAATGATGATGTTTTTCTAGCATTTATATAACAATCAAATCGCTCTAAAATATAATATATAAATGAACCAAGTAAAGCTAATATTATTGGTTGTTTTAAATATTCATACATCATAATCTTTTATACATTTAAATGGGAAAAATATTTATAATTTTTATCTTTATTTTTTTTCATATTTTGTTCAGATGACATATCTTGTTCTGTTTCTTTTAATATATCTAATCCCTTTGGTTTTAAATTATTATATTCTTCAATTACATTATTTTTAGATGGTTCATAATACACAGATGATTCAGATACTTCTAAATGATTTTTTTTATTATATTTCTCTTTTTTATTGTTATTATTAATAAAAATATTATTTATATCATTTTTTACTTCTGTATTTATTCCTAATATTGAATCACGTAATGTTTTATCTGTAAGTTGTATCATTTTATTATTATTTTTTAAGATTGAATTTGAATTTTTTAATTCATCTGAATTTGCACTATTTGCAAATATTTCATGAAATTTTTTAGGCGATGATGGTGTAAGCATTGTTTCTGTTTTTCTATTTTTTTCAGATATTAATAGATTTTTTATCTGTTTACTTTCTGATTGTAAATCAGTTGGTATACTATTAGATTTATTTTCTAAATATGTTTTAATAGTAACTTGTAATGGTATCATCTTGCGAATTGCATTTTTAATACATTCTTGAATAATTTTTAATATTTCAGATTGATTACGTTTAATATCTAATGGTGATTCTCGATGAGAAAATAAAAATGGTGAATTATAAAACGTTCTTGCACATTCTATATATACAAAATGTATAAAATGTTTAAAATCATCAATAATATTTAATTCATTTAATAATTTCTCATCATAATCAATATTTGTATTAGTTAACACTACTATATTTGATTTAATAACTGCTTTTAATAAATCTTCAATTGTTTTACCTAAATTATTTAATCGAATAATTCTTTGATATTCTGAATCAATAATATTTGGATTCCATTTAGGTACACTTGATAATAAGATTTGAAAAACTTTTAATTCATCATTATTTTTTGCAGTCTTGTTCGCTTCATCGTATATATTTGTTAAGCCCTCATAAATTAACTGATATATTGAATTTACTAAATGTATTGTATATTCTTGTTTTGTTTCAATTAAAAAATTCATAATTTATTAATTGAAAAAAGTTATTTAAGATAATCTTATTATATATTTTTTTATTAATAAGCAGATGTATTATTAAAATCATAATTATTTCCTCCTCTTGAATTTAAATAATTAATTTCTTTTAATGTTAAACATCTGCATCCTTCTTCAGTATCACCATCTCCTAAATGTGATATGTTCGATGCAAAATATGTTTTATTTAAATTAGGATCTAAACTATTTGCTCCAGGTACAACACTAAATGTATTACCGCAACATTTTTTACTATATACTGGTTGATCTACTTTTAATGTGTCATATATTTCTAAATTATCTAAATTTTCTTTATTTGTAAATTTATCCGATTTATAAAAAACAACAAAAAATATAACAATTGTAATTATTAATAATAAACTTATTTGTGAAGGTTCCATATAAATAATATATATTTTTAATTTAATTAATTTAAATTAATTTTTAATTTCTTTAGGTCGTACTAATAATAATAATTTATTAACAACCCAATTACCATTTTTATCTTTTTTTCTTTTAAAAAAATCAATTGTAATTTCATTATTCGTATATTTTTTTATTAACTCTTTTAATTTTATTGGCACTTTTGTATTTGTAATTATATTTTTATAATATGTTTCCGGTGATATAACAAAATTATTTTTTTCAGCTACCTTATAATTAATATATATCATTTCATTATACATTTCTTCTAACTTATAATCTTTTACATTTAATGTATTTTTTAATGCTCGTATTACATATATACCTTCTGGTGCAACTATAATACTACCTTGAGTTTTACCTTCCAAATATGTCAATATGAATGTATTAATATCTGTTAAAGATGGTATTTCATACACAATTCCTATTTTTGCTCTTGATCCTGGTGTTGGAGTAGGTGGATGTGTATGATACATAAATTCATAATCATCAATATCATCACTAATTATTGGAAAATATATATCAGGATCATTTCTATCTGATTCTTTATGTGTTGTAACAATAATTTTTTCTAATCCATGTGAATCAAAATCTAATAAACCACCATGTTCAGAATATTTTAATTTACTCTGATTATGACTATATTTTTGTTGACTTCCATCGTGCATTAATGCATCTAATATAAATAAATCATTTTTTTGTATAATAAATACTTTTGTATTTCCTACGTATTTATACTTGCTACGTATCTTTTTATGCATATATACAATTCATAAATAATTATATAGAAATATGTGTTTTATCTATACGAATAATAGAATTTATATTTTTACTTGTTAAACCATAGCTATATAATTTTTGATGACTTGATTTACTTTTATGTAATAATCTACTAATATGATGTAAATCTCTTTGAGTTCTATGTTGAAATGAATTTAATAAACTTTCTATATTTTTTTTATTAATATTTTTTAACGATGTTTTATTTAAATCTGAACTAAAATTTATTTTATAATTTTTTATTTCAGGATTCTCACCTTCATTTAATATATATGATACATATGCACATGCTAAAAATCCATGAATTGGTTGAAATTCCCAATTTTGTTCAGAGTATATTCTAGTTTCTACAATATCACTTTGTTATAATATATCTGATATTTTTGCATACTTTTGTTTTTTTCTTTCTAATTTCATATTTTTTGATTCAATAGATAGATAAAAATTTTCATACATCATTAATGGTAATAATACTTTTTCTGATTTATAAAAACGTAATGATTCTTCTATTGATTTAAAACGATCCATTAAACTTTTATTTGCACTAAATAATCCAACTTCAACATTTTTCTTAATTGATATATTCAAATAATTTTGAATACTTGTTCTTGTAATTTTGTTTCCAAAAGTATAATACAAATCATTTAATAAAATTATTAAACGTCGAATATCATATTGTGAATAATTTAATATATCTTTTATTGTTTGTACTGAATCAAATTTTAAATTATATTTTTCAATATAATGCTTACTTACTACTAATAAATCATTATCTGATGGTAAAGATATTCGTATATTTTCACAATCATATGTATTTATTGTTGTTATTAATTTTGAATGATTTAAATTTGTTAAAAATATTATAGGTAATAATTTTTTATTACAATTTTGTGTAAAAAACTCTAATATATTCTTTTTTTCACTTGGTGATGATATTAAATTAGCATCATTAATTACTAATACCATCTTTTCATTTAATCCAGTTATAAAATTAGAGAAAAAATTCCAGGATTTATCATTTTCTAAATAAAGCATATGATATTTCCAATTTGCTTTTTTAATACTATTTTTAACAATTGTATTTTTACCTGTACCAATACCACCACTTATAATAATACCCATATGCTCATTTGGAAAATTATTTAACCATTTAATAATTTGATTTTGATAATTCTTATTAATATTGACATCATTCTCTTGTTCATACCAGATATTATTCATTATAATATTATAATTAATAATTTAAGTAGAATTATTAATTATAAATAATAAATATATCAATTTTTATCTTAAATATTAATTTATTACTTAATCTAATTTATTTATACTGAATTAGATTAATTACTATTAAAAAGTAAAATT